CACCGGCTACGGCAGCGGCGACGGCTCCGGCTCCGGCTACGGCTACGGCTACGGCGACGGCAACGGCTCCGGCTCCGGCTACGGCTACGGCGACGGCGACGGCTCCGGCTCCGGCTACGGCAAAGGTTAAAATAATGAGGTTAAAATAATATTGGGGGCGGCGTGGCAGGAAGGAGTGTAAAGATAGTCGGGTAACCGAGCGGACTCTAATGCCGCCGCCTTTACTAAAACGGGAGGGAGAGAATGATTAATAAAGAAAGACTGGAAAGAAGGTTGACTGAGGCTATTGAGCGAGGCGAAATATCTGAGAAAGAAGCAAGAGAAGAAATGCGCGCATACGAAGATGAAGATTGCGAAGGAGGAAGATAATAATGACAACCACCAAAGAAGTCTGCCGCGCGATGAAAGCAAAAGGCACCTGGTCAAAGCGGGTGTGCGAGGATTGCCGCAACCGGAAACGGTGCAAAGAAAAGGAGAGCAATAATGATTGAGCCAACGGGGTATTGCTGGAAATGCGGACATTCTTGTCCGGAGGGAGCACTGTTTTGTAATAAGAAATGTGAACAGAGCTATTACAGGAATATTGAGAGACAAACAAAACGGGGCAAGAAGGCAGGATACGGCGTAACAGGTAGCACGCACTAAAAGGAGAAGAATAATGTTTAGACATCGTAAAGTTAAACTTGGGCCGACTGCCCAAAAAATACTGGAACATTTACAACAGGGTAATAAGTTGACCTTGCTGGACGCTTTAAAACTTTTTGGTTCTATATCAATTCGTGAGAGAATTCGGGATTTGAGAGAAGCGGGGTATATGATCATCACCGAACACGTCAAAAATCCGACAACCGGACACTGCCACGCGGTGTATTCACTACAGCAACCGACAACCGTAGAAGAAATCTACGCGAGGACGTGATGGGGAAAAAACTACCATATACACCTAATAGCCGGATAAGGGCTTCCTTGCGGATGTTATTTTTGCGGTCGCGAGAACGTGCGGCCGCCATTAAGAGGGATAAATATACCTGCCGTGTCTGCGGCGTTAAGCAAAGCAAAGCCAAAGGCAGGGAACAAAAAGTTGAGTGTCATCACCGCGAGGGCGTCTTGAATTGGGATAAGCTTTTTGAAGCAGTGCGTCTTTATCTGCTTTGCGATCCTAAAGACTTGGAAACTCTCTGCGAAAAGTGCCATAGGGACAAAGAAGACAAAAAGGTCTTGGCACCCGGTAAATCTTAGTGTAACATTGTCACTATCAATGTAAGGCAGGGTTTTTGCAGAAAGGAAGCAAAGTGGACAGTAAGGTAAGAAATATACGTTTACGGCTTAAATGGAGCAAATACAGGTTAGCCAAAGAAATGGGCGTTTCTTGGAATACAGTCCACCTTTGGGATATGGGGATATGGGAGCCGAACAAGGAGAATGCCCAAAAGCTGGAAGGATTATTACAGGTGAATAATCAAGTTTGAGAAGGAGCTGTTTTGATGACCCCAATACGTAAAAGAATCCTTGAGCACATAAATAATAATATCGGTTGCCGATTAGGTAATATCCAGCGCGGGACAGCGACATCGGCAGACAGAGACCTTGTTGAGGAAGCATTGGGATTCCGGTCTTTATGCCTATTTAGTTGTTTAGATGACTCAAGTTTGAGGAAAATCTGGGACAATTCTAACTTGGAGTATTCTTTATGACCATCCACAACACCTGGAAAAAGAACATCCCATACCGCCGCAAGGAATCGTTGAACGATAACGTCATCTGCGCCACGTGCAAAAAGAAAGTTATGGCGTCGGCGTTGAAAGAAAAGATTGTGCCGCAAATGAACGGCAGTTATAAGGTCAAAGGGATTTGTCCGGTGTGCAAGGGGTTTGCGAAGTGGGTATCGAATAAACAGAGTGAATTTTATGGGAAGTTGGGTTGAAATCATCGGCAATCGTTTCGAGAACTTGGAAGATTTGAACAGGAAGAAAAACGAGATTAAGCAGTGGACAGCCGAAGAACTCGAAGAAAAGATAATTTATTATCAACAAAAAATAAAAACTTTAACCGAGATAGGAGGGGGAGAATGAAAAAATTGGTTAGGAGGTGTAATTGAAAAATAAGATTGAGCTTATTTACGATGACAAGGACAATGAAGAAACAAAGAAAGAAATAGGCTATATCCGGCTTTTAATCTGTATTCTTGGCGGGGCGTGTAATATTAAGATTAAGCGAAAAAAAAGAGTTGACAAACACGCTATTTCTTAAGAACTTATGGTATAATATGTTTAGATAAGGAGCCGATCACTCCTTTTTAGATTTTAGCTCGTTCTGTGCTAGCACACGGGGCGAGCTTTTTTTATAGAGGGAATATGCCAGAAGAAAAAAAAATTCCTGCTAACAGGGACAAATCAGGAAGATTTATTAAAGGAACTTCCGGTAATCCGGAAGGCCGTCCTCGCCTGCCTGATGAAATCCGTGAAATGAAAGAAGCGTCTCTTCAGCGCGCCATTGAAGTTCTCCACGAAAAAATTTATAATGAAGAATACATAGCAGGTTTAACTCCTTGCGATTTAATCCGTTTCCTTGAGGCGGCATTTGATAGATTTGGTTTGCCTAAAGTTACTAAGCAGGAACTCACTGGAGCCGACGGTGCGCCTCTACCCGCTCCGGCAATTATATTCCAAGATAAAGAAAATTCGCAACCCGAAAATTCCAATGAGCAATGAGTATATCTATTCCAGGCAATCGACTAATCATTCGCACTTATATGTCGAAGAAGTGCCGGCGGGTTCTCGGTGCGCAGGGCAAGCGTTACAAAGTCCTTTATGGCGGAAGGGGCGGACAGAAATCCTGGGCGGTAGCGGATTATCTTGTCGCAAGAGCTTGCCAGGAAAAATTAAGGATTCTTTGCACCAGGGAAATGCAGAATTCAATCAAGGATTCTGTGCATCGCCTGTTAAACGATCGGATACACGCCCTGGGGTTAGACAAATATTTTATCATCCAGGTAGACAGCATAAAATCAACGACCGGATCGGAGTTTATATTCAAGGGCCTGCGTATGAATATAAACGAGATAAAGTCAACCGAGGGCATAGATATCTGCTGGGTGGAAGAGGCGACGAAGGTCAGCGAGAACTCTTGGAAGGTTTTGATTCCTACTATCCGGAAAGAGTCATCGGAAATAATCATCACCTTCAATCCGGAATTGGAGTCGGATCCGGTTTATCAGCGTTTCATATTACATACCCCGCCGGACTGCGCTACCGAAGAGGTATCCTATGCGGATAATGACTACTTCCCCGATGTCCTGCGCCGTGAGATGGAGTGGTGCAGGAAGGTTGATTCGGATGCTTATGAGCATATTTGGGGAGGAAAGCTTAAGGGGTACAGCGACGCGCTCATCTTCAAAAATAAGTTTTTTGTCGAGGAATTTGAAATTCCGGATGGCGTGCAGTTTTACTATGGTGCCGATTTTGGTTTCTCGGTTGATGCCATGTGGATGGGGCGATGCTTTATCAAAGATGGATGCCTTTATATATCGGATGAAGTTTATGGCGTTGGCATTGAAATCGATGATATGCCGAATTATTGGGGCAAGGTTCCCGATTCAAAGAAATGGACAATCAGGGCGGATAGCGCGCGCCCGGATACAATCAGCTATCTTAACCGTCAAGGATTCAATGTTGTTGGAGCTGAAAAGGGTCCAGGATCTGTTGAGGATGGCATATCATTCCTGCGCGGCTTTGAAAAGATTATCATTCATCCCCGCTGCCTTGGTGCAAAGAATAATTTTGAGAATTATCGCTGGAAGCAAAACAAGATTACTCAAGAGATATTGCCTATCCCGGTGGATAAGCATAATCATTGCCCGGATGCAATCCGGTATGCTCTTGAGCCGTATATCAAAAAACCTGATGTATCCATCTCTGTCGTCTCACGCGATGTCTATTAAGAAAGGATAAGATGGGATTATTGAATATTTTCCCCAGGAGATTTGAAGTCAAAGAGCTTCGCAAGCAGGTCAAAGACTTGCAGCACTCCATCAATATATTGATAGGCGACGTTACCCAGAAGAGCACTTACGCCGGGAATGCTTACACCGATTACCGGACGGCTATCGATGCCCTGGCGAAGAAGTATGAAGGAACCGCCGACTGGGGGGTGTTACAGGTAGGAAACATCATAGACTTGCGCAGCGCGTTCATCATCGGACAAGGGGTGAAGTTAATCGAGTCCAACAAGGATAAGCTGCCGGCAGGAGAGAAGTCGCGGGAACTTGAGTTCATAGAAAACTTCATCAAGCATAACAACCTTGATGAAGAGATGCCGCAGGAGCTGGCCAAGGAGGCGGAGATTGAGGGACGCTGCCTGGTGAAGCTTACGCCGAATATAGACAAGAAGCAGATAGACATACGTTTCATCTCATATTCGGCCAAGGGATATAAGGTCGAGAACGCCAAAGGGGATTATCAGCATTACGTTAAAGTCTCTTACGGCCCGGCATCGACAAACACCGATGGACGTTCAGAATTCGAGATTAGCGACCTTGAATCCAACCAGATGGTCCTTGAGGAAAATCAATTTGTATACAAAAAATTCGCCGGACGGCTCAGTAAGGTAAACGACCTCATGCCCAAGACGGCCAAAGTCCTTACGCAGTGTGAGAACCTCGATAAGGCGCTTTGGGATTGGCGAAAGATAAACAGCCTCTTCGCCAAGCCGACTCCGACAATCGAATGCGAAAACGGAAACGATACGGCCAAGATAACCACCGAACTTGAGAACAGCAAGTGGAACATCGGTAAGCTTCTTGTCTTGGCCGGAGCAACTTATAAGCTTGTCGGGGCGGACATAGCGGGAACCGAGGCCTTGGAGAAAGAGATAATTGCTTTGGCAAAAGTCATCTCTGGTGCGACCGGAGTTCCCGTGAACTTCCTCGGATATCCTGACTTAATAAGCAACAAGTCGCTGTCAACCGACCTGTTCGAGTTGATAAACGCCTCTACGAACAAGGAGCGCCATATCTGGGAGGGTTTCTATGAGGAGTTGTTCAATAAAGCCTTGATGATGGCGAATAAGGAATTCCAGGGAGGGTATAAAGAAAATACTGTCAAGGCTCAGATACTCCAGATAACCGAGGCCAAGATAAAGGAGCTGGTCGAAGTTTGGCTGCCGTTGCTTAATGCCAATGCTATTGATCTTGACTATATGCTGTCCAAGATCCCGGATGCCGACCCGGAGAGGATAAAGAAAGCGCAAAAGGAAAGCGCGATAAAGACGCTGGAGTCGATCAGAGACGCTGAGAGGCAGAGAACCGAAGAAACCGCCTCCAGGGAAGGAGCGCCCCAATGAAGCATATAACTATAAAAGCCGAAATACAGAACTTGGATAAGAAAGAGATCCTCGAGATGGTCCCGGCTGATACTATCGCACGGATCAAAGAAACCGATGCGAAGCCTGTTTTCAAAGTTTACAGTGTCGGGCATGAAGGAACGGCTAATGCCCAGGAGCTTTCTTTCGGCCAGAAATTAAGCAAGGCATACCATTACGTCAAAAACGCAGTTTTGAGCCTGGCCGAGAAGCTGCAATTTGGAACTCCCATATTCCGCAACCATGCCGACACGAATGAACATGCGGGGCGCGAACAGGTGGGAGAACTTGTAGGCAAGGCGGTAAAGATAATCGGGAACAAGCTATCCGCCTTAGCCGTAACATATATCTATCCGCAGTATCGTAAGCTTCCCCTGGATGTGGCCAGTATTGAAGGCGAGGTTGAATACTACGCTAGGGGGAACAACGGCGGTGAAGTCATAGATGTCCAGAAAATCACAGGCATAGCTTTGGGGAACTCCGAAGAGGTGTCGCCCGCTTTCCCGGGGGCAACATTGCAGGGAGTGCTTCAGGCTTTTGCAAAAAATAACCGTCCAGCGGAGGGTAAAATGGAGAAACAGGAAATCATTGACGCAATCAGGGAAGGTAAGTTTACGATAACCGACATCTTTACGGCCGATGAGATCGTCTCAAGCGAACCAGTCCTCAAGGCAAAACAGAAGGAATACGAGCATGCTAAGCGTGTAGAGAAGCAGCTTGCCGAAGAGCGCGAGAGGATGATCGATGTCACCAAGGAGCGCGACGAAGCCCAGGGCAAGATAAAGACTTTAAACGAGCAGGTGAGCCAGACAAGGACGAAGGATCTCTTCACCAAGGCTAATGAGACCCGGAAGTTTAACGACAAGCAGAAAGGCTTCATCGAGAGGCGTCTTGGCGCTTTCAAATCAGAGAAGTCCGGGGAGGAATTGCAGCTTGAATTCGAGAGATACCTTGACGGAGAGATAAAGGAGTTCGGCGAATACGCCAAGGTGATGGGGATCAAGGAAGAAACTGATCCGAATAAAGACAAGGGAGCAGGGGCTGACGACGGAACGGACGGAGACGGAAAGGATATGAGTGATCCGAAGAATAACGATCTTATCCCGCAGGGATAAAATTACTGCTTTGAGTAGCCCTTTAAAAAGCAGAGCTTGAGACAAGGGCAAGAAAATAATTCAATCAAGGAGGAAAGAGATGAGCGAAACAAATCTGAAGCTAAGAAGTCTTGATTTTGCCTCGATGGAGCTTACCGCTCCTTCGGCTGGCTATACCGCCGGGCAGATGGTAAAGGTAGAGGATACCGTAGGTGTTATCGCCGAGACAAAAACTGTCGGTCAGACTGCGGTTTTGGTTTACAAGTGTGAAAAGGTTGTTGTACCTAAGTCTACCGGCGTAACGCTGGCCGCGGGCGATAAGGTCTATTTCGATTCAGCCGCCGCCGCCGTAACGAGCACCTCTGCGGGGAATACTCTCTGCGGACGCTGCACGGTAGCCGCGGGATCAAGTGCTACCACTGTTGAGATCGACCTGAACGGGGCCTGCGCGGCCTAAATTACGGAGACCGGGAAGGTCTCGATATTTTTAACCGAAAAAATCAAGGAGGAAAGATGAAAGGTAAAATCATAGCGGACTGGAATAAAATCAAGTTCGCCCCGGCGTCAAACGGGCAGATGGTGGTCGCGCCTTCTGACCGCGCGAAGTTAATCGGAGCATTGCAGCATTTTATGCGGATGCCCGATGCCAAGGACAGCCCGATCCGCAGGGCGATGCAGCATTTTGCGACAAAAGGCGATTTCCCCGCTGAGATCCTGCAGATATTAGAGAAGTTCCATGCCGTTCCGGATTATGACCTGGGATACGAGCAGATCTTCGACATCAGGGATTTCACCGGAACCAACGAGGCGGGTTTCAAGATCCTCGATGTCACCAGCGGCCTTACCTTCGCCAAGGTCCCCACGGGGATGAAGGCCAAGGTATTTAAGTTCAGTGGAGACGTGACCGAGGTCACCTTCGATATGTATGGCGGAGGCCTCAACTGGGACCGTAAGCTCCTGGATGACCGCCAGTATTGGACGCTGGAAGATAACGCCATCGCGTTCAGGAATAAAGCCTATTCTTCAAGGGCAAGCAATTTTTATTCCCTGATCGAGACGGCCGGTGCCTCCAACGCCACTTCGTGGCAGGCGGTTACTCCTTCCGGCGTGACTACAGCCGATAAGGACTACAACTCCATCCGCGACATCAACACCATCAACGCGGCCTGTCTGACCATTCTGACAGCCCTGAAGGATGACGGTGTCGGGGCGAATGCCAACAGCCAGTTCATTCTGCTGGCCCCGGTGGCGTTGAAATCCAGGATCCTTCGCGCGCTGGCGTTGCTGCAGCAGTCATTCTCGGGATCCGAGAAGAGGCTGAACTTCAACGTAACGCCCATCTTTACGCTCATGCTTTCCAGCAATTCGTATTATTACGTTTGCTTCCCGAAAGCCAAGTGTAAGGGCGGTTACCGCATGGATCTTACCATGTTCGACCAGTTCGACATACTCGCGTATGCCGATACGATGGTCGGCTGGATGAGATACGGCGGTGCGGTAGGCGATACGGATCAGATCTCGCGTTGCGCGATTTCTTAATCCCGTAAGCAAATAGCTGGGCCGGGAGGGGCAAATCACTGTCCTTCCCGGCAGGCTACTTAAGGAGAGCCCTATGGGGAAATCGGTGAGCATGCTGGATCTGGAAACTATCAGGAAACAGAAGAAGGCCATTTCGTTTGGCAATCCTTCCGTGCGCCCCCATAAGGCACTGCGCCAGTATCTTCATCAGATCATGCCCCCGGGAGCATGGGAGGGCAATAGCTGTTTCATAGTCGCCGGTGGGGCTTCATTGAAAGGATTCGACTTCTCCCGGCTCGAGGGCGAACTTGTCATCGCCGTGAACAGGGCGATAGAATATGTCCCTAACGCCAAGATGATGGTCGCCCAAGACTCCCGTCTCTGGGGATGGTATGAAAGCGGAGACCTTGGGGAGCAGGCGAGGAAGAAGTTCAAGGATTTTAAAGGCGTGAAGGTATGGGTGAATACCCAGGAGTTCCCCTACCCGGAAGATTTCTATATCGTCAATGTCAACAAAGAACTCACCGAACTGAATAAAGATTACTCCGCAGGCCTTCCTTTCTGCACGAACAGCGGACTGAATGCCCTGCTGCTTGCCGTATGCCTCGGCGCTAACCCGATATACCTTCTCGGCTTTGACGGCGAAGGCGACAATTTCCATTCAGGCTACCCGGAGCCCAGAAACAACGATATCTACAAAGACGTCTTTATCCCGGACTTTGACCATTTCGCCCCGCAGATAAATTACTTTGCCGAGGTGATAAACCTTAATCCTCAAAGCAAAATCAGATGCTTTGAAACCGGCGTTATCGAGAATGTCCCGAAGAAAAAAATTATCGTTGAGGGTTATGCCGGATTGGGCGATAATTTCTTCCAACGCCCTTTCATAAAAGAGTTATCCAAGAGCAAGGATGTATATCTTAAAACCTATCATCCGCAGATATACTGGGATATCCCCGGGATTAAGTTCCTGAAATACGAACACGAGAAGTTTGTCAGCCATAAGAAAAACGCTGATAGGCTTGATGTCTGGTCGCCAATACCGGATAAGGCAGAGACAACGGGATTGCCGTATTACTGGAATGGCTTCCGGTTAGGAATGACTATCAAGGAGCAATACCAAGAAGTAATGCCTGTAAGAAACTATGATTTCAGCTTTCCTGTAAAGCAGGAATGGGTTGATAGAGCCAAAGACATAATCGCGTCTTTCGATACCGGCGGGAAGAAAATCTGCCTTGTTAAGTTCCCCTCCAGGCGCAAAGAGTGGTCGGCTATTGCCAGGGAACCTAAGCCGGAATACCTGCAGATGCTCATTGACAGGTATAAGGATGAGTATTTCTTCATATCTTTGGCTGACTTGCGGGGAGGTAATGAGGAATTTTATGTCGCGCCACGGAATATTGATAAGGAGTTTCACTACGGCGAACTGACGGTAGAGGATATCTTCGGATTGATTAAGATATCCGATATGGTCATTTGCGGGAGTTGTTTTCTTTTCCCTGCCGGAGTCGCTGTCGGGACGAAAACTTTTGTCATCGGCGGAGGCACGCAGGATCCGAGTTGGTTTGTTGATGAGAAAGAACATGCGGATGTTTTGCGCATTGTAAAGCCGATGCCGTTCTGCAGGTGTAATAATCCGCGTCATGAGAGTTGCAATAAAGAGATACCCGAGGAGAGGATTACAGGCGAATTCGAGAACTTTAAAGCCGGGAAGAAGAAAGTCCTGAATCTTCTCCTCTGCCGCCTGTCGCCGCGGTATCTAAAACTATTCTACGACAAAGAGCTCCTTGAGAAATACAATATCTCCGCTTTGGAAAGCGTTAATAATATGGAGCATTACGATGATGCTCCTTTTAAGGTATTTTATTTCGAGAGGGAAGACTGCAAAAAGCTGTTGATAAGCCTTAATCCGGATATCGTAATAATATCCCAGAAACTATTCCCTGTATCCGATAAGATAGCTTCTCTTTGCAAGGAGTTAGGGATACAGGTTCTCTGGACAGAGGCGTTCTTTGACGGACGGCTTAAGTTCGATTATTGGGGCCTTGATTATACCCCGACGAATGAGATAAGGGGATTTATCGATAGCATCCCGCTTTCGGATGAGCCGATAAGGCTTCCATTCCAGACAAGGGAGTCGCAGCCGGATATGATTTCAAGGGATGATCTTTTTGCAAAATATGGGCTTAATCCAGAAGATAAGCACATCGTCATCTTGGGGCAGACGATCTTTGACATGAGCTTAAAACATAGCAAAAATCCGGAGGCAAATACTTACCGGGATTATATAGATTTAATATTAAACAACAATCCCGATGTTAAGTTTCTCTTTAAGCCTCATCCGCATTATTTCGGCGTCTATAAAGACAGGTATGATTCCGATATGGGGTTTCTTAAGCAGTATAGCAATTTAATAGTAATCAATGAGAACATCAAGTCTTTATTCCAGATATTCGATAGATTCTCGGCGTTTTCCTCGACGACTATCTTTGAGGGATTGATACAGGATAAAAAGTTCGCCACTATGGGTTATCACTATTGCGCCGAGGACAGCCTTGTTTTGCAGATTAGAAAAAACAGCGATGCGCTTAACCTTTATGACAAGCTTGGTAATTTTGAAATCAACCAATCGATCAAGGAAAAGTTTATGCGTTTTATCTGCAATTATTACACTATTAATCCCAAGAGCCAGAGATTCGATGATAAGTTAAGATTAAGTCAGGAGGAATATTATAAGGATGAAACTTGATTTAGGCAGCGGATATACGAGAAAGCCCGGATTTTTAAGGGTAGATGCTGATTTTAGCGTAGATCCAGACTATCTCCTTGATTTGAGAAAGTTAAAAGGATTCAAGAATTCTTCGGTAGAAGAGATAAATAGCTCTCATGCCTTGGAGCATGTAGCCTTGAACGAGACATTCTCAACATTACGCGAATGGTGGCGCGTATTAGTTCCCGGGGGTATACTTACGATTACCGTTCCGGATTGCGGATGGGCCATGAGAGAATGGTCAAGAGGAAGGCTTAAAGATTGCTGCCTCTTAAAAACGATACTGGGAAGTGATCCCGGGGCAACGGAATGGATGGCGCATAAGAATATTTTTTGGGATAAGCGACTTGAGAGGTTTTTGTATATTACAGGATTCGTGAATATTGATAATTTAAGCGTTAAGAATTCCGGGGAATTAGTCTTTAGGGCAAAGAAGCCGGGGAGGTGATTATATGGCAGATGAATACGGATGGATAAATATAAGCGACGCCAATACCTACATGGCAACGCGTCTGGGGGCCTCGAAATACTGGACAGATACAGCAGAGAAGGCCGCTGCCTTGCAGACCGCCTATAATCAGCTTGTCGGGTGCGGATTGTTCTCTTTCCCGTCTACCGCGGCTCAGGTGATGAAAGACGCCCAATGCGAGATGGCCTTGTTCCTCCTGGCGCACCAGGAGGATATGGACGTGCGCTTGGGATTGCAGGCCCAGGGGGTATCGGCGGCCGGAATCGTCAATGAGACCTATAAGCCGGAGGAAATAGACGGTATTCCTATCCCGCCGATAGTCAGGAAACTGCTTGAGGCTTATGAGACGGCAAGCCCTATTAGCATTGCAACCTTGGAAAGAGACGAGGAGGAAGACTTAAATTGAGCAAAGTCCACGTCTTTCCGATACATCAGAGGATGTTCCACGATATTGAACACGGCGCGGATTGTATCTGCGAACCAAAGGTTATATTTAACGGCAAGGATGATTCAGGGGAAGATGGGATTGTATTTGTTCACGGCTTGATAAGTCAGGAGACGATAGAATGCCTACGCCAACAGCAGAAGAATTAAGAGATAACGACAGGGATGGTTTTGTGAGCCGGTGTATCTCATACCGGGAAGCGGAGGGCAACACTGACAGGGATCAGAATATAGCTGTCTGTTACGATATTTGGCAGAGGGCGAAGGATAGGGGTTAGGGTATGCCTAAGCAGAGAAAATACAACCTTGAGGCTCTTAGGGGGCAAAAAGGGGCTATTTTGGAGGGTATGTCTGGTGGCTTTTAGGGAATTAAGTAAGCTAAACCGGGAGATGTATCTTAGGGCGCAGATAGACGAATTGCGGAAACTTTATTCCTCTGCGCAGAAGAAGCTTACCGAACAGCTTGCGAAGTCGAATATAACCGATTTCCAGAAGTTCCGGGCTAAGCAGCTTTTGGCCCAGGTTGATGTCGTAACTGCGCAGCTTAATAACGGAGTGTATAAATGGGCGAAGAGTTCTTTGCCTTATGCCTACGATGAGGGTATAGATTTAGCCGGGGAAAGGCTCAAGGCTTTAAAAGTAACCAGGTTCGTGTCTTATGACGCCAAAATACATACTTCGGCCGTAGACGCCCTTATAAGCGACGTATCAACAGAGCTGATAATGGCAAACAGCAGCATTGATAAATTGTTCAGCCGGGTGGCGCTACAAACCCAGCAGACGGCTCTGCAGGATGCCGAGATAAGCAGGATGATAAGCGAAGGGTTGATTGAAGGAGAGACGCGCCGGGGAATATCGAATAAGATACTTGATGAGTTAAAAACACAGCTTGGCGAAGAAAAATACCTTGTTATAAACGGCAAGAATTACCGTCCGGATAAATATGCGGAGCTTGTGGCGCGCACGCGCACCCGGGAAGCAACAACACAGGGGACGATAAATACGGCGTTGCGGTATGGCGTTGATCTTGTCCAATGGGACGCTCATGCCGAGGTATGTGAATACTGCCAGCAATTTTCTGGAAGGGTGTATTCAATATCGGGGCAGGATAGCGATTTTCCGCAACTTACGGAGAAGCCACCGTTGCATCCGAACTCTTATGACAAGAAAACAGAGATATATACTTGGGCAGGATGGCAGAATATTAAGGATGTTAAAATTGGAGACCCTTGTTTATCCCTTAATTCCGATACTTTTAATCTTGAATGGGTTAAGGTTAAAAGGACATTTAAACATAAAGAAAGTAAAATGATTTCTTTTAGCAACAGAAATTTAGATTTATTAGTTACTCATAATCACAATATGTTTTATATTACGGATTGGAACTATAAACACAATAAAAAGAAATTCAAATTTATAGAGGCAGAAAAGTTGATGGGTAAAAAATCCGGTGCTTTTTATAGAAGTTCGGAGTGGCAGGGAAAGAATAAAAGAACTGTTCAATTAGGAGATAAAGAAATTCCTATTGAATTATATGCTGAATTTATGGGATGGTATCTTTCGGAAGGATGTTCTTTGCCACGAACAGGAAGGACATTTGTTCAAATATCACAGAGCAAGAAAGTTAATCTTGATAAATACGAAAGTATAGAAGCGATGTTAAACAAGATAGGCTTTTATTATAGAGCAGTTGACGATGGCTTTATTATTCCGTCAAAGAGCTTATCTTTGCAGATGTCTATATATGGAAAGTGTAACGAAAAGTATATACCATCAATCATTAAGAACGCAAAGCCTGATGTAATTAAGATATTCCTTGACGCTTTTAATTTAGGAGATGGAAGCATAAGGAGGCGTAAGTTTTGGAAAGGCGGTCAATTTAAGGATGAAAAGACATATTTTACATCTTCTAAGCGAATGGCCGATGATATCGGAGAACTTTTATTAAAAGTTGGCAAACGTCCCTCATTTTATTTGCAGAAATCAAAGGGCAAGATGATAAAGCATAAAAACGGGAATTATATCGGAAATTTTGATATATATGTAATTAGGGAATGCCATTCCGCATATTCAACACTTATCAATATGGAGATAAAAGAAACATCTTACAATGATTATTCGTATTGCGTAGAATTAGATAGAAACCATACTCTTTGGGTAAGGCGAAATGGCAAGACGGCTTGGTGCGGTAATTGCCGCTGCGTCTTGCAACCGATAACAAGAGAAAACCTCGAAAGCCGCGGGTATTTGGATGAAGAGATAAAATTAAGCAATTCACCGACGATAAAGGTTGATAGCTTCTCGAGGTTTGAGGAGGTTTTAGCGACGATATGATTAACGCATACTTACAAGATTCCATTACAATCCGCAAAGTAACCTACGATCAGTGGGGATCGCCTTCGACAAGCGATGTTTCGACGCTGGGGCGTTTTGAATTTAAGACCAAGCTTGTCCGCAATGACGCCGGAGAGCAGGTAGTGTCGAGCGCTAATGTCCTACTTAAATCCGATGCCAGCGTAGAACATGAGGACAAGATAGTCTATGCCGGGAAGGTGTATTCTATTATCAACATTGAAATAAAGAAGGATTTCACCGATAGGATGAAGAAGGTGATATTGGCATGAAGACTTTCGATATGAGCGATTTCAATAATAAATTCCGCAACATCATCAAGAATGTTGTCCCGGAAAGAGTTGAAATAGGTCTGGGGCGCGCGATGCTCGACTTGATGAATGACTGCGTTATGGAAGTCCCTACCGTTCCATTACGGGAGGGGTTCTTGCGCGGATCCGCCAGCATCTTCGTTCAAAACAAGCTTATAGCTACCGGCGAAGGCCTTCCGAACGCCAAGGGAGGAGAAGCGAATAAGTCGCACCATGAAAGCATCTCGGTAGATAAGTTTGTCGGGGTGATAGGTTTCAATACTCCTTATGCCGCGCGAGTTCACGAAGTGCCGATGAATTTTACCGAGCCTTCATCCGGGAATAAGTATCTTGAGTCAAAATTAATAACGAAGAAAAGCCATTATATGAAAGTCGTGGCGAATACGGTAAAGGAAGGAAATGCTTAAAGAGATAACGCAATATGTTAAAAACAGCACCACCGGCTTTACTATCGGCACGAATCTTTTTGCCGGTTTTGTCCCTGCTACCATAACGGATAATTATGTCGTAATCCGGGAAACAGGAGGAGCGCCTGATGTCAACTTTGACCTTAAAGACAAAATGGAGAAAGCGATACAGGTATTGTCAAAATCATCAAATTACTGGACGGCCAGAGCAAATGCCGTAAAGGTATACGATTGCTTGCATGGTATTGCGGGTATTACTCTTCCGATAGTAGAGAGTAATGCTTATTACATCGATGCCGCGCAGGCGACAGTGGCCCCGCAGGAGTTAGGACAAGACGAGAAGGGGCTTTTTGAGATAAGCACAAATTACATAGTGCGGATAAGAAACGCATAAAAAAGGAGGAACAAAATGATCAGGGAATTAGGACCGTGTCAAGTGATTTATGACGGAGTAAACCTCGGAGCGACATCAGGGGGGGTAACTTTTCGTTATACCGAGGACAGCAAGCCGGTAAACGAAGACCAGAAGGGAAGCGCCAATGTCGATGAAATATCGGTAGGGGCGTCTGTCTGCGAAGTCGAGATGGCGCTTACACGCTCGACTTTGACGCAGCTTGCCAAAATCATCGGCGGCAATACCATTGAAAGCACGAAGCTGACCGGGCTGAATAAGGTCGGCGTGTCGATGTATGACAATTCGGCCTTGCTGACGCTGAAGCCGATTGTAAACAACGTCGCATCCGCTACCGCCGCGGATTGGCTGAATATTCCGCATGCCTATCCCAAGGCGGATCTTGAGATAGTGTTCGATTCGGAGAACCAGAGGGTTTATAAGACTCTCTTCAAGGGATTCCCGGATGCCTCTACGGGAGAGTTCTGGTTTATGGGAGCATAAGAAAAAAGAAAGGAGTAAGGTATGCCAAGGTTAAAGATTGAAGAGGTAAAGCAGCTTTCGGAGCCGATCATCATTGATGCCGGGATACTTTCCGAAAAGGAATACTGTGTCGAGAAGGTAACCGCGGAATTGATGAAGAAGGTCGATGAGATTGCCCCTAAGAAGGATGAAAAAGGCAATCTCGACGCCCTCACTCAGCAGTTAGGACTGCTGTTGAATGTTCCGGCCGAGGAATTTTCCGGAGTCGATTTGAGAGTTGCCGGAAAGGTCTTGAGCTTTATCTCGGATTCAATCACGGCGGGGGTAAAAGAGCTAAACCCTACGGCGGCAGGGGCAAAACAATAGGCCTTATTGTCTCTGCTTTTCCGGGCCAATTCTCCTATGCGGAGGTGCTAAATCTGGATGTCCGCGACTTGTCTTTTTGGGCAAGAGAGGCGCAGAAGAAGCACCTCCGCGATAGGATGGCTATGGCTCAGGCATCCCGTGTTGCGATGGCCAAGGATGCTAATTATGAGCGCTACATGAATGATTTGAAGCATGAGCTGTATATTCTTGAGCGTGGCAAAGAAAATATCTTTAAGGAAAGCTGGCAGGCCTTAAAAGAAATGAGGAGAGGCTGATGTTCGACGCAGGCGCGATTGTAGGCAGGATGACTTTAGACCTCAATAGCTGGTCATCAGCTGTTGAGAAAGTCCGCAACGATACGACGAGTATGCAGGGCTGGATACTGCGCAACCAGGCACAGGTAACGCAGCTTGGACGGGCTTTTACCATCGCCGGAGCCGCGATCACGGGTGCTTATGCCCTGTCTGCCAAAAGCGCTATATCATTCGAGTCGGCATTTGCCGGAGTCCGTAAGACTGTTGATGCGACAGAGGCTGAATTTTCACGATTAAGCAAGAGCCTCATTGATATGTCTAATGAGATGCCGATGTCCGCCTCTAACCTGGCCGGCATCATGGAAATAGCCGGGCAGTTAGGCGTCAGGGGAGTAAACAACCTTACCAAGTTTACCGAAACGGTCGCAAAAATATCCGTAACCACCAATCTTACCAAGGAATCCGCCGCGACAGATTTTGCCCGCATCGCCAATATAATGCAGGAGCCGCTTACTAATGTTGACCGGATGGGCTCTGCGATTGTAGACTTGGGTAATAATTTCGCTACCACAGAAGCCGAAATATCGTCTTTTGCCCAACGCATAGCCGGTTCCGCTAAAGTCGTGGGATTGGCGACTTCCGATATATTCGGCATAGGCACAGCGTTTAGCTCTGTAGGCGTAAGGGCTGAACGAGGCGGAACCGCTGTCAGCAAGGCTTTAATTAAAATTGGAGAGGCTATAAAAACCGGAAATAGCGAATTAAAAACATTCGCGCAAGTTTCCGGGATGACAACGAATGAATTTAAGAAGGCTTTCGAGCAAGACGCCGGACAGGCTTTCGCCAGATTTATCGACGGATTAGGCCGCGGAGGATTACAAGCGGCGCAGATCCTCGAGGACCTGGAATTAGGCGACCAGAGATTAAAGCAGGCTTTCCTTTCAGTAGGAGGGGCCGGTGGCATACTAACGGAAGCGTTGAACAAGGCTTCAATAGCCTGGAAAGAAAATACCGCCCTTACCGAAGAGGCAAGGAAAAGGTTCGCTACAACTCAATCAATATTGCAAAAGACCTGGAATACGGTTACCAACCTTGCGGCGAAAATAGGAGATTTGCTTCTTCCTGCGATAAATAGGTTATCGAACACTATATCAAATATTATTATTAATATTCAAAAATGGATCGACAACAATAAAACTCTTGCCACCGTTTTGACTTATGCCGGTGTCGCATTAGGAGTCTTGCTTACGGCAATAGGGCTTCTCGCGCTGGCTCTTCCCGGGATAATCGCATCTATGATTTTATTCAAGACTGCCATAGGCGGGGCAACGATAGCGATATTTGGGTTAGATATTGCCCTCGGCCCGGTGATTATTACGATTGTTGCTGTGGCCGCTGCCATTGCCGCGGTGATATTGGTTATGACTAATTGGCAGTCAATAATCTCTTTTTTAAAGATTACCTGGTGGTCTTTTGCTCAAGCTGTCAACAGCTCTTTAGCGACGATGACAGAGGCTTTGGCGAATTGGGCTGATAAGCTGTCTAATTTACCGATCATCGGAAATAAATTCAAAACGGAAGCCGACAAGATGAGAAAGGCTTCCGATGAATTACGGGAATCAGCAGAGTTTTGCGGGCAGAAAGTTTACGAAGCCGTCCAGGAAATGGATGCCGCGGCTTCATCCTCGGTTACGGATGGAGTCATTGATAAGATAAGCGATGCGTTCAATAAGCTCAAGGATAATCTTAGCACAAATGTTATGCCCCAGGTTAAAAATGATTTCAACGCGATGGAAGAATTCGGCAAGCGCGCCGCGCAGAACATACAGGATGCTTTCGGGGATTTCTTCTATAAGGCATTTAAAGGTCAAATTGATTCCGCCCAGGAGCTTTTTGAGAGTTTTGGCGATGCGATACTGCAAACTTTAGCTCAAATCATAGCTCAATTCATAGTTGTAAAAAGTTTATCTGCGATCGGTTTGGGAGGGCTATTTAATATCGGTCATGCCGAAGGTATCGATAGCGTTCCCTCTACCGGAGTATACCGCCTGCATGCCGGAGAGCGCGTTGTCCCGAAATATGACGCCACAGGGTCAGGAAGCGGAGCCACGGAGCTTACTATCATAAACCAGATAACTCCCGAAGCCGTGGCAACGGCGATGTCAGGTCAGGAAGGTTTTAATGTCATTGTCAATACGATAGACACTAACGCGCTACGTAATGGTTCTACGCGCAGGACGATAAGGAGAAAATAAGATGGCTGACTGGAATCCGAGAAGAGAGAGCATAGAAGGCACAAGGGATTTCAATGTCGCTGAATCTACTTACGAGAATAAGAGCGATGAGACGCGCCTTATCACTCCTGATGAATTAATAGGCTTTAAGATTAGAAGCCCCAAGCTGACTTATGCCCAATTACAGGAATATATCGCTCAATTTCAGGCGGTCAAGGGTTCGCTGACTTCTTTCACGATGTTATACCCTTTTGACGGACAGGAGTATACCGTGCGTTTTGAAAAAGGGAGCTGGAAGGAAACTTACGAATCGGGGACATTTCAGGTTGAATTTTCATTAAAGAGGGTTTGGTAAAAATGCCGCTTAATACGAATGACGCGTTTAAGGAAAAATTAAGAGCCAAAATCAAGAAGCCGATTTATCTTTATACGATATATGACTATATAGGCGATGGAACGAATAAATATTTCTCCGCGTATAATCATGATGTTATATTCGATGGCGTAACTTATGATAAATTTCCGATTACCCACGACCAGATAACCGAGAATACCAAAGGTGAGGTTGACAGCGTAAAAGTGCAGCTATCCAATGTGTCGCGGCTTATTGAGTATTATTTACAGAATTACGACCTGCGCGGGAAGAAAGTATCAATTAAGCTCGTCGACGCCGATATGCTCGATGACCCAGACGCCTACGTAGAATTTACCAATTACATAGACAGCTATACTTCTAATGTCAAAGATGTCGTGTTTACCCTAATGAGCAAATTTGACATCCTTAATTTAAATCTTCCTTCTATTCTTTGGCTTCGGGATTACTGCCAATGGGAGTTTGCCTCGCCGGCGGTCAGGGCCTTAGGACGTGGGGCAGAATGTGGATATACCGGAGAAGAGACCGAATGCAACCGTACGTGGCAGAGATGCCAGGCGCTTGGGAACAGCAGGCGTTTCTTAGGCGCGCGAGCGATACCGGGAAGGCGCGGATATGTCTAAAGAGTTAAAAGAATTCCTTAAGAAAATGCTGGCAATACCTTATCTTCACCAGGGCAGAGATTACAACGGCGCGGACTGCGGAGGCGGCATAATGATTTTTTATCGTGATTTCCGCGGGATAACCCTTCCGGATTTCAATCTTGATTATGACCAGAATTGGGCGGTAAAAGGAGATAAGAGCTTATTCATCGAGAATTACTATAAATTTTTTGACAAGGTTGAAAAACCTGCGCTTTACGATATTGTCCTTTTCCAGACCAAGAAAGGTATTGCTAATCACGGCGGAGTAGTCTTGGGTAACAGTAAGTTTTTCCATATAGCTAAGATTGGCGCAAGCATAAACAGTTATAACGACGAAACATTCAAGAGGCGGTTAAATGGGTTCTATCACTACAAAGGATAAGATAAACGCTGAAGTCCGCAGGTCCATGCGTCCATACAAGAAGCGCGACATCACCGTACGCTTTATCCCCAATATCCTTTCCGACGAGGGCAGGGAATTAAAATCATACAAATATAACCGTCATTACAATATCCGCAGGTATCTTGTAAAATCCGGATTTGAATTCAAAGATATGCGGATTATCGTCAACGGCAGGAAGGTTAAGGACTTAAATAAGCGGTTGACTATCGGTGACGAAATTGTTATTGCGCCGGAGGTAAGGTATATTCCGGGGGCTACCGAGTTTGCTGCGATGGCTCTATGGCAGCAGATTGCTATTGTTGCTTTTAATGTTGCAGTCGCAGCTAGCGCAGCCTACTCCATTTATCAAGCCATTAACGCCCAGTCAGTTAAACTTCCTACTTATAATACTTCTGGAGACGGCCTTGACGAAGGCTCGACCTATGCCTGGGACGGAGTGCGCACGACAGCTGAGGTCGGAAAGCCTATTCCAGTGATCTACGGCCAGCGTGTTGTCGGCGGTAATGTCCTCAACGAATATGTGTCTACTGACGGAGATAGCAATTATCTGCATACTCTTCTTGGCGTAGGCTGGGGCGAGCTTGAAAGCATTACAATGCGCCGGATCAGCCGTAACGCTGCCGCAAACTATACCGGCTGGACATTGACAACCAGAATGGGGACGCTTAATCAGGAAGTAATCCCCAATTTCCATGACAGCCATAATCTTGTATCTATCAGCGTAGAGCTTACCAAAGACAACGCATATACCTATACCACCAATAAAAGCGATGTTGAAGCGCTTGAGTTGCACCTTACCATCCCGGGACTATACCAGCAGGACTCAAGCGGAAATATCCTATCCTGGGACATAACCTATAAAGTTGAATATAAACTCCATTTCGATGGAACTTGGATTGACTTAGGCTCAACCACAATCAGCAAGCGCACGCGCAATCAATTCAAATCTATCTTCCGCAAAGACGGCCTTACAGCCGGCCAGTATGACATCCGTATTACCCGGACTTCCGCAGATCCTTCGGATCTTGATTATCCAATAACTAATGGCGAACTCTATCTGGAAAGGGTCGATGAAATATCCTGCGAGGATGAACAGATCTTCCCACGCGTGGCCCTTGCCGGCATAGACGCCCTTGCTCTTGAACAGCTATCCGGTTCTTTCCCAGAATACGAGCTGCTTGTCAAAGGGCGCAAGATTATGACGCCGAATGTCCTAAATGGAGAAACTCTCGTCCCCTGGGATGATTATTACTGGGACCCGGATGATGAGTGCTATAAACTTTTAGACGGTGATACGCCTCTTACCTGGGACGGCGAGACTTTTGTTACCGCATATTCAGCCAATCCTGTGTGGTGTTTGTATGACCTGCAGACTAATAATCTCTGGGGAGCGGGGCAGTATATTACCGCAGCCGACAACGACCTTGCCTCTCTTATCGAGCAGTCGCAATACTGCGAGGAAAAGGTTCCGGATGGCAACGGCGGTTATGAGAAGCGTTTCCGCATGGACATCGTTATAGATACCCAGCAAAAAGCCCTTGACCTTATCTTGCAGCTTTGCACTATATTCAGGGCATATCCATTCTATTCCGACAGGGGGCAAGTTAAGCTTATAGTCGAGAAACCCGAAATCCCTGTTCAGCTATTTTCCCCGGGAAATATTATCGTCGATAGCTTTTCTGAAAGCTGGTCGTCGAAACGCGATATTCCTAATGTTGTGAACGTCCAGTTTGACGATGAAGATTCTAACTACGAGACGCAGGTTGTCCAGGCTGTTGTTGACGATGAGGCTTTGATTTCCGGCAAGCCGCTTAACGCAGTAACCGTCCGTTATTATGGAGTAAAGGAGTCTTACGCCAAACGATTTGGCAGAGATTACTTTAAGGCTCTTAAATATATCTCCAACACGATCACGCTTAAATCCGCTCTCGGTTCCATGATACGCCAGTGCGGCGAGGTGGTAGACATAGCACATGACGTTCCGCAGTGGGGTTTCGGCGGCACAGTCAAGGGCGCAATTTACAAGGGCAATTATTCCGCGGCGATAACTTATGCGGTTAACGAGGCGGTAACTTACGGCGGGAATGAGTATAAATGTATCCAGCCTTCGCTTAGCCACTCTCCTACAAATACCGATTATTGGGAAATCATATCCAGGACAAAGGTAAAGCTTGACCGTACAGTTACCATCGAGGCGGACAAGAGCTACGCGATACGTGTCGACTTCGCGCGCGGCGGATATGAGGAACGCACGGTGACCGACGCGGCAGGTAATTATACCGAGGTCAACGTCAGCGAGGCCTTCACCAAGACGCCTCTATATTATGACATCTATTCTTTCGGCGAGGTGGACAAGATTGTCAAGCCTGGCCGCATTATGGGTATATCGCGCGACAGGAACGGCGAAATCGAGTTTACCATCCCTGAATACAACGAGAACATATACGACGACAGCGCGGTGGTCCTGTCTACAAAGAAGGTATCTTCCCTAAGCACCGACTTCCCGGATGTAACCGACCTAACGCTTGATGAGATTGTAATTACCAAAGAAGATGGAACGATAGAAAACGGTATCGAGGTATCGTTTGCCAAGCCGGATATGTCAAGCTATATCGTAAGCTATTTCAGCAAGGTGAGGATTTATTATTCGGATAATGACGGCGTAAGCTGGATATACGCCGGGGAGACTTACGGCACTACATTCACAATATCCAGCAATATCAAAGTCGGTATAACGTATAGGATATGCGTCGTGGGAGTGGGGGCCGACGGCTCTGAAAGGCTTATAACAGTAAGCCCGCAGGAGAGCATTACTATAGCAGGTAAAACCGTATATCCTGCCGATGTGAAGAATTTTGCGTATTCCTGGGGAGATATACTTCTTTTGTCCTGGACGCCAAATACAGAAGAGGATATTGCCGGATATGAGATACGAGATAAGGACAGCGATTGGGGAATTGGTGAAACTATTTATTATAACTTAATCACGGAAGACGGCAACAATCTGATAACGGAGGACGGCAATACCCTTACAAATGAAGGCAGCGAAGATTTAATTTACAGGGGCCTGGCCACAAGGAAAACTCTATATCCTGAAGGAAGGAGTGTCGGAACTTATTATATCAAGGCGTTCAACACTTCCGGTATATATTCGGAAAACGCCGTCAGCGTTACTCCTGAATTATACGTTCCTACTACGCCGGAAGGATTAGGCGTGGATGTGATGTTTAATACAGCGAGGATATACTGGACTGATAACAGGTCGACTAACCTGCTGTATTATGAAGTTTACCGTTCAGAGACTAACCTTTGGGCGGGAGAAGAAGAGCTTATCGGCAGGGTATCCGGCAAGGCGTTGACGATAAACAGCAAGTCGCCGAGAAGCGGAACGGCGCAATCGGGTTCTGCGACGTCTCTTATTGATAGTAATCTAATCGGATTGGGAGACGGATATTTTACCGGAGATACAATAGTTATCACCAAAGGAGCCGGTGAAGGGTCAACCGCCAGGATCACCGGATTTGACGATGCGACAGGAGAGATAACTTTTGATGACATCGGGGCAGAGATTGACTCTACGTCTCAATATAACATAACCGATAATATCTGGATTAAAGTACGCGGAGTCGATCAATACGGCCCGGGAGTTTTAAGTTCCGCCCTTGAAATAAACTTTGAAAACCTTACTGAAGAGATGTTCGGGGATAATGTAATTACTGCCCGAAAAATATATGTCGCCTGCCTTTCCGCTCTTTCGGCTAATCTTGGCTGCGTAACCGCTGGAATCATCCAGGGAGCGACGATACAGACAGCGTCAGGAGGGGCCAGGACGGTATTCAGTGGGACGGATTTTCGTTCTTACGACAGCGAAGGCAATGTCATGTTCGAGGTAAAGGACGGTTGCGTTACCGCAAGGACGATGAAGCTTGTCGACCCGAGCTGTGATTGCTGCTATTCATATTTGTCTGCCGGACAATGGTATTTCCACGATGAACTTGGCAACAGCAACCCTTACGTGAAGAGACTATGCGCCGGAGAAGTCAATACAGGGGATACTGTATGCTTGTTTGGGTGGAAAGAGCAGCCGTATTTACAGTTAGGCATAAAGGATTTGGCTGCCTATGACCCTAATTATGCGGTGAACTGCCAGAAATGGTGCGTTTATTACAGCAATTTATGCTGTTACTGTAACGCCCCAGATGATTATGGCTGGTGTTTCACGGCGCACGCTACGCTGTATAAATCTGCCGGCGAATACGCCGAATGCGTGGAAGATACGACATTCGGAACAAGCGTCTATACCCATTCCGACGCTTGCTGGACGAGAGTAAGAAACAGATTTCTGCTCTGGTGTTTTAATTGTGCTTGTTCTACTTGTTATGGTTACGG